GGAGCAGACCCAAACATGCAGAACATGCCTAGAGGTGGCACGTTCCCTGTTAAGAAGGTATTTGTTTCACGTTGGGATAATGGCAAGATTCTAGAAGCAGACTTTGCACAGTTAGAGTTTAGAACTGCAGCTTACTTGTCACAAGATAAAATAGCAATGAAGGAGATAGATGATGGATTTGATGTGCATAGCTATACTGCTAGTGTTATTAGTGATGCAGGGGAAAAGACTTCTCGCCAAGAGGCGAAAGCACACACGTTTGCACCCCTCTACGGAGCAACAGGATTTGGCAGGACACCTGCTCAAGCTACATATTATAAACACTTCACACAAAAATACAAAGGAGTCTCATTTTGGCACACCAAATTGGCTAAAGAAGCTCTGAATACAGGTATGATAACTACACCATCAGGCAGACAGTTTTCATTCCCTGAAGTGGAGAGGAGACGAAATGGTTCAGTATCATATTTTACACAGATAAAGAACTATCCTGTGCAGAGTTTTGCAACTGCAGATATAGTTCCTGTGATATTGATACACATTGCAAAGGAGCTTGACAAGCATAGGTCATGTGTGGTAAATACAGTACATGATTCTATTGTAATTGATGTTCATCCTGATGAGCAAAATACAGTTTTAGATGTTATACGTGACACCAATAAGTCATTGAATAATATAATTAATTTAGAGTTTGGTATAGATTTTAATGTACCCCTTTTACTTGAAGCAAAGATGGGAAGTAATTGGCTTGACACTAAAGATGTATCGTGATATAACTATGATTCTTTTGAAAGGAGTAAATTTAAAATGACAGATTTAGTTACAATAAATACAGATAATTATGCTACTATGGCAAAGGCAATGGGACTGCCTACAAGTAGTGGTGAGAAGAAGACTAATGTCTTAAATAGGTTTAGAATATGGCACAATCCTACAATGGGTATGGGTGAGTCTAAAGGTAAATCTGTTAAGATGGAAGTTGTTGAAGGTGGCTTTTACAGATTAGAAGATCGCAGTAAAGAGCCTAGTGTTTTTTATTTTTCAGAGAAGGTTGAGTTCAGACCTTTTTTGCAGAGATTCTTATATAAGAAGTATAGAAAGAATCATAATGCTAAAGAAGGAGAAAAGCAGGGTACATACATCAAGACTATAATGTCAGATACTTTAAACATAGATTTAAAAGATGACGATGGTACATTTAACTGTGGTAAGCCAACAGGGTATGTAAAAGACTTTCAGGCATTACCTGAAGAGACTAAAAGATTAATCAAAGAGATAAAAAGAAACAGAGCAGTTTTTGGTCTTGTTAAAATGATTGATCCTGTTAAAGGTATTGATGGGGATGAAATACAAGATGTACCTGAGTTCCCTGTAATATGGGAAATAGACAACAGAGATGCCTATAAATCTATAGGAGATGTGTTCTCTAAGTTTGCTAAGATGGAAGCACTTCCTTTGCAACATGTCATTAAGTTAGATGGTACTAAGGAGAATAAACTTAATAATGGGGGTAGCTTTTATACACCAATAGTTCAACTAGACACATCTAACAAGGTAGAGATAACAGATGCAGATCATAAAGTGTTTGGTGACTTCCTTGACTTTGTTAAAGCATATAACGATAGCATCATATCTAAATGGGATGATAGAGTTGCACAGAAGCAGGATGATATATCAGACGAAGATATGGAAACTGTAGAGGACTTTATTGATGTAGAGTTAGATGAAAATGCTAAGTAATAATGCTTTCAAAGCACATGGCATTAATTACCTTTCGCCTAGTAGTATAAATACATATATAAGTGACCCACCCATGTGGGTTGCTAGGTATTTGTTTAAGGTAAAATCATCTAGTGGTGCAGGTGCAGTACGAGGTATTGCATCAGAGTATGTACTTGCTAATAAATATAAAGAAGGTAAGTTTGACTATAACATGTTAGATATGAAGTTCATGACATTGTGTACTGAATCTATGATTGACTTAGGAGATAAAAAGACAGACAAAGAAAGAAGTTTGTTAAAAAACTTTGGCAATGTAATAGATACTTACTTTGACTATGAAGGATTAGAAGACTATCAAGAAAAGGTTGAGGTACAAATAGAAGACTTACCTGTGCCTATCATGGGATATATAGACTTTAGATTCAAAGATAAAATAGTGGACTTAAAGACTACAACTAGGATGCCATCACAACCAACAGAAGCACAGAAAAGACAGATGGCATTTTATTCTATGGCATATCCCAAGAATAGTGTGGACTTATTTTTTGCAACACCTAAAGAGCATAAGAAGTTCCCACTTAAAAGTTTGACTTCTTATAAAAAACAACTTGAAAAGGTTGCTTACAGTATACAGAAGTTTTTGTCTATCAGTGATGATAAGCATGAGTTAGCTTCTTTTGTTTATCCTAACCTTGACTCATGGATGTGGTATGGTAAGATGAAAGAAGAAGCAAAAAAGATATGGAGTATAAAGTAATGTCAAATAAAAACATAGATGAGCTAAAAGCTAATATTGAAAACATGGAAAAAGAATTAGCAGAAGCTAAGAAAGCCTATCGTGAAATGAAAACGAAAGGTTTAAAAGAAGCTATGGAAGCGAAGAAGATGGCAGACGAAGCAGTGAAAGAAGAGTTAAAAGCATTGGGTTATAACTATAATGCTAACTCATCTTACTCTGAATGGAATCCATTTACAGGATGGAGAACATTTCTCTAGTGTCCCCCCATAAGGTACGTAGAGAAGCCATAAAGTATGGGTATAGGAGTGGTTTAGAACATAAGATTTCTATGGCTCTTGATACGATTAAGTATGATTATCAGTACGAGTCTATCAAGATTGAATGGGAAGATTTAGCATATCGCACCTATACCCCTGACTTCATACTAAAGAATGGTATAATAATAGAAACAAAGGGTAGATTTTTAGCAGTAGATAGAAGAAAACATTTAGCTATAAAAAAACAACATCCCAAGTTAGATATTAGATTTGTGTTTACTAATAGTAGAGTTAAGTTATATAAAGGTTCTAAAACTTCTTATAGTCAATGGTGTATTAAATATAATTTTAGATATTACGACAGAATAATACCTGAAGATTGGCTCAAAGAAAAAGGAAAAAACAAACATCCAACATTCATAAAGTTTGTTGGCAAAAAAGTAAGGAGATAATAATGAAACATTATGATAACAAAGGCAACTATTTTTTTATAGAAGTAATACCATCTATTGATGAAAAGGGTCAGTGGGATGGTAAATATCAACTTGCCATACAAGCTAGACGAGCAAATATAGATGAGGATAGCTTTTGGGGTTTGCAACATCTTTGTCAAATGGTATGTGCAGGTATCACAATGATGGAAGATAATGAAAAGGTAAGAAATGCAGTTGAAGATTTTTTAAATACACCTGAAGTAAAAGACATCAAAGAGCCTCTGCCTGTTGACAATGTTACTGATAATGTGATAAAAGTTAATTTTGAACGTACAATAGAGCATAAATAATGAGGCATTTAGAATATATGAAAAAGAAATTTAAAGAACTAGAAGAAAAATCAAAGGAGCAAAGAGTGAAATATTTATCAGGTGAAAAAAAACAGGCACAAGAACAATCAGATCATAAACAAACTATGGATATGGTTAATCATCCACCACATTATAATAAAGCAGGTATAGAAACTATAGATGCCATTAAAGCTATGACTGATACAGGATTTGAGTATTATCTACAAGGTAATATTATGAAGTACCTTTGGAGATACAGGTACAAGAATGGTGCAGAAGATTTAAAGAAAGCACAATGGTATCTCACTGAATTAATTGATGTTGTTGAAGATGAAGATAAGAGTTAAAATGATGATAACAATAGAGGTTGACCCTGAAGAGTATCAAGTACCTGCAGATGGTAGGGTTGACCAAGAGATACAAGATCATATGCATGATTATATACATGACTTATCAGGACTAAAGATAAAGAGCATGAGAACAGTTAGCGAGGAGATATAAATGTTACAAAACTATTTACCAACAGATTATCAAAACTTTATTGCACTATCTAGATATGCAAGATGGAGAGAAGACGATCAAAGAAGAGAGACATGGGGTGAGACTGTTGACAGATATTTTAGTTACATGGAAACACATCTAGTTGATAATCATCATTACATTATGACTAAAGCATTAAAAGAAAAACTATCTAATGCTATCATGTCCTTGGGTATCATGCCTAGTATGAGAGCATTGATGACATCAGGTGTAGCATTAGACAGGTGTCATGTTGCAGGTTATAACTGTAGTTACATACCTGTTGATAGTCCTCGTAGCTTTGATGAATGTATGTATATACTAATGTGTGGCACAGGTGTTGGCTTCTCTGTTGAACGTGAGAATGTAGACAAGTTACCTATTGTCAATGAACACTTTGAGAATAGCACTACTATAATAAAAGTAGAAGATAGCAGACAAGGTTGGGCAAAAGCATTGAGAGAACTTATAGCTATGTTATACGTAGGACAAGTCCCAACTTGGGACACATCAGAGGTACGACCATCAGGTGCTAGACTAAAAACTTTTGGTGGTAGAGCATCAGGACCTGCACCTCTAATTGAATTATTTCAGTTCTGCATACAGAAGTTTCAAGGTGCTAAAGGTAGAAAGTTATACCCTATTGAGTGCCACGATCTTATGTGTAAGATTGGTGAAGTTGTAGTTGTGGGTGGTGTCAGACGTTCTGCTCTCATATCTCTGTCTAATTTAGGAGATGACCAAATGAGACATGCTAAGTCAGGTCAATGGTGGGAGAATGAAGGTCAAAGAGCATTAGCTAATAACTCTGTAGCATTTAAAGGTAGACCTGATATGGGTACTTTTATGAGAGAGTGGACTGCTTTGTATGAATCAAAGTCAGGTGAACGTGGTATATTTAATCGTCAGTCTGCTAAATGGAAAGTAGAAGAGAATGGTAGACGTAATCCTGATTATTACTTTGGGTGCAATCCTTGTAGTGAGATTATCCTCAGACCTTATCAGTTTTGTAACTTAACAGAGGTTGTGTGTAGAGAAACAGATGATTTAGAGTCACTGAAAGAAAAGGTTAGACTGTCTACAATACTAGGCACATTCCAATCTACGTTGACTAGATTTAAATATCTACGTAAAGTATGGAAAGACAACACTGAAGAAGAGAGACTGTTAGGTGTGTCATTAACAGGTATACTTGATTGTCCAATCTTATCACCTGATAGTGGTAATCTTGAAGGTGTTCTTGAGCAACTAAAGAAGGTTGCAGTAGAAACTAACAAGAAGATTGCTAAAGATTTAGGCATACCTCAGTCAACTGCTATAACATGTGTCAAACCTAGTGGTACAGTTAGTCAATTAGTTGACAGTGCATCAGGTATACATGCAAGGCATAACCCCTATTACATTAGAACTGTACGTGGAGATAACAAAGACCCACTAACACAGTTTATGAAAGAGAGTGGTATCCCTGCAGAACCTGATGTCATGAAACCTGATAGCACAACTGTGTTTAGTTTTCCTATGAAGTCACCATCAGGTGCTATCACTAGAACTGAAATGACTGCCATAGAGCAGTTAGATTATTGGCTAGTGTTTCAAAGACATTGGTGTGAACACAAACCTTCAGTCACTGTATCTGTTAAAGAGCATGAATGGATGAGAGTAGGATCATGGGTGTATGATAACTTTGATGAGGTATCAGGTATATCCTTTTTACCTTTTAGTGAACATACATATAAACAAGCACCTTATCAAGACATAGAAGAAGAGGCATATAATAACTTGACAAAAGCTATGCCTACTGCTATAGATTGGAGTAAGTTACAAGATTACGAGAAAGAAGACACTACTAGTGGAAGCAAAGAACTTGCTTGTACTGCAGGTGCTTGTGAGATTGTAGATATTGAAGCAACATAAAGAAGGGAGATAAAATGAGAGAAGTATTACTATCGGCTTTAAAGTCTTACTATGTAGGACATATAAATAAACATATTGCCAATGTTGAAATCTATTTAAGTAGGTCTACAGGTATTGGAGAACAC